GGTAGATTTGTATAATGGCTAATAAGTTTACCTCAGGCAAAAATGCAATAGCCGATTGTGACAGATGTGGATTTCAGTTTAAGTTAAAAGAGTTAAGAAAGTTAACAATACGAACAAACAATACTGAAATCAAAGTCTGCAAAGAATGTTGGGAACCCGATCACCCACAAAATTTACAAGGTATGTACCCTGTAGAAGATCCGCAAGCAGTGCGTGATCCTAGACCTGATTTAAGCTTTATCCCTGCAGGGGAGTATAGTAGTAGAGATATTCAATGGGGATGGGACCCAGTAGGACTAAATAATCCTTTGAAGTTAGAAGGATTAGAAGATGATTTGGAAGGTACTGGTCAGGTTGGCACAGTTACTGTAACAATAACTTAGGAGTATAATATGAATAAAGATAGAAAAGGTGCTAAGGTAACATATAAGCAACCAGAAACATATAGCCAAGACTTATCTTGCTGTGGCTATCCTGAAAAGGATGTAAAAACAGAAGGTGTAGTTACACGTGGTAATGGCGCAGCAACTAAAGGTACAAAAGCACGCGGACCAATGGCATAAGGATAAGTAATGAATTACGCAGAATTAGTAGCAGCAGTTAACTCATATAGTGAAAACTCATTTACTACAACAGATATAAATACATTTATAAAACAAGCAGAACAACGTATTTATAATACTGTGCAGCTACCTGATTTAAGAAAAAACCAAATAGGTAATTTAACTTCCGGTAATAAATATTTAACTACTCCTACAGATTGGTTATCAACTTATAGTTTAGCTGTTATTAATGCTAATAATGAATATACTTATTTATTAAATAAAGACGTAAATTTTATCAGAGAAGCATTTCCTGATACTGATGCGGCTTTTTATGGGTTACCTGAATATTATGCAATATGGGATGATAATACATTTATTGTTGGGCCTACTCCGGATAGTAATTACAGTGTTGAGCTGCATTACTTTTATTATCCTGAGTCTATTGTTACAGCTGGCAACACTTGGTTGGGTACTAATTTTGACACTGCTTTATTGTATGGAACATTGTTGGAAGCTGCTACATTCTTAAAAGCAGAGCCAGATGAAATACAAAATTATAGTCAACGATATACAGAAGCTTTATCAATGCTCAAACAATTAGGTGATGGTAAAGATAGAACTGATGCGTATAGAACTGGGCAAGCTAGATATCCAGTTCAGTAAGGAGAAACATGGATTTAGGTAATATAAATTTTGAAGTACATACAACTTCTGGAAGAGGTCATACAACAGAAGAATTAGCAGATTTTGCTATGAATAAAATTATGTATGTTAGCAAAGATGCTAATCCTTTAATTAGGGAACAAGCAGAGGCATTTAGAGGATACATTAGACAAGTTCTAGTGCAATATCTAAATAAAGCGGTAGAATCAGACCGCACAACTTTAGCGAATAAACTGCGAGAAGCAGGACATTCTGATTTAGTAAAACTTTTATTTTAGGAGAACAAAATGGCAATTAGTCAGGCAATGTGCACCTCGTTTAAAGTTGAATTGCTAAGTGGCGGTCACAACTTTAACACAACGAACGTAGCACGATCATCAAACACTGCTGATACATTTAAAATAGCGTTGTTTACATCTTCAGCAACATTAGGTGCATCAACAACAGCATACGCAGTAACAAACGAAGTATCAGGTACAGGATATTCAGCAGGTGGCAATACACTATCAATATCTCAAGTCCCTACAAGTACTTCAACAACAGCATGGTTAGACTTTGCAGATACCACATGGTCTAGTGCAACAATTACTGCAAATGGTGCTTTAATTTATAACAGTACTAATAGTGATACTGCTGTTGCTGTGTTAGCGTTTGGTGGAGATAAATCATCAACTAATGGTGATTTTACAATCGTATTTCCAACAGCTGATTCTACATCTGCGATTATTAGAATTGCTTAATTGGAGGCTTAAATGGCTCTTGTTGTAAAAGATCGTGTCAAAGAGACCTCGACGACTACCGGGACAGGTACTCTTACGCTAGCAGGTGCTGTTACTGATTACCAAGCCTTTTCTGCTATAGGTGATGGAAACACTACATACTATTCTATTGCTTTGACAGGCGGAGATGAATGGGAAGTAGGCCTTGGCACATATACTGCATCAGGTACAACTTTATCTAGAGACACTATTTTAGCTTCATCTAATGCAGGTAGTGCTGTAAACTTTTCGGCAGGAGACAAAGAAGTATTTTGTGTATATCCCGCAGGTAAAGCCGTTTATGGTGATGCAAACGGTGATGTTACTGTAGCTGGAAGTATTAATGGACAAGAGCTAGAAGCATCTAATGGGATTGTTTTAAATAATACTACCATAAGTACAAATTATACATTTCCAACAGGATATAATGGAATGAGTGTAGGACCTGTCACAGTTTCAGGAGGAGTTACAGTTACAGTACCATCAGGACAAACATGGTTGGTACTATAAATGTTTTCAGATAGCCCTTTTTCTAGTGCCCCGTTTTCCTCACTAGGCGGAGGAGCTATCAGTGTAAGTGTTACTGGAGTAGTTGGTACTACTCAACTAGGCACTGCGGATGTTATTGCAAAAGCAGTTGTAAATATTACAGGTGTTAGTGCAATAGGTAATGTAGGGTCCGTAGTAATTACTGCAGATGCTATTACAAATGTTACAGGTGTTAATGCAACAGGTAATGTTGGTACTGTAGATATAATAGGTGATGCTATCACTAGCGTTACAGGTAATGAAGGCACTACTGAATTAGGAACCGTTACTGTAGCAATTAACCAAATTGTTAATGTTACAGGATTAGAAGCAATAGGTGAATTAGATAATGTAAGTTTAATCACCAACAATAATATAGATGTTACAGGTTTAACTGGAACTACACAGTTAGGTAATGAAGATGTTCAAGGCGATGCTAATGTAGAGCCTACAGGCGTTGAAGCTACAGGTAATATTGGCAGTGTAGACTTTATTACTAATGCTAATATAAATGTAACTGGAGTAGTAGGTACTACTCAATTAGGTGTTGCAGATGTAGTTGCAAAAGCAGTTGTAAATGTTACAGGTAATGAAGCCACTACACAATTAGGCACTACTGTTGTAACAGCCGGTGCAGATGTAGAGGTTCAAAGTGTACAGGGTATTACACAGTTAGGTGATGTAAGTGTAATTGAAGGTGAAGGGGTATTAGTTGTAGTTAGTGGTAACGTTGCTACAGGGTTTATAAGCAATGTATTAATATGGACTGAAATTAATGATAACCAAACTCCAAACTGGGCAAATATAAATGATTCACAAACTAGTGGTTGGACGGATGTAGTTGATACTCAAACGCCTAACTGGACGGAGATAGCAGCATGATAAAAGTAAATGCAACAAAAAAAGATGATGGTCAAATAGAATGTACTTATGAAGTAGGATTAGAATGTAATAATTGTGGTATGACCGTTGATGCAGAAGAATATAACTCAGGAACTTGTTCTGATTGTGGAGAAGCTTGGGATGAAAAACGTCACACAGCTATTCATGTAACAAGTATTCCAATGCAAGGGCAATCGAGTTAAAATAATAAAAATAATAAGGATTTATTATGGCAAGTACGTATTCAGATTTAAAAATAGAACTCATAGGTACAGGTGAACAATCTGGTACATGGGGCACAACAACAAACACTAATTTAGGCACAGCGATAGAAGAGGCAATTACAGGTTCTGTTGATGTAGCCTTTTCTAGTAGTGATGTTACTTTATCTCTTACTGATACAAACACAACTCAAGCTGCTCGTAATCTAAGATTAAATTTAACAGGTACATCAGGCGGAGCTAGAACACTAACAGTACCAGCAATTGAAAAACAATATATTGTAAAAAATGGTTTAGCTGATACGGTTACTATTAAAAATTCTACTGGTACAGGTGTAGATATTCCTAGTGGTAAATCAATGGTTGTATTTAATGATGCTACTAATGTTACGGAGGTTGTAACTCATTTAGGAACAATAACTGTAGGCGCAGTAACTTTGACTACAGATTTAGCTGTTGCAGATGGCGGTACAGGAGCTTCAACTGCTTCAGGAGCTAGAACTAATTTAGGATCAGGTGCAGTCGGTGATAATGTATTTACAGCAGCTACAGCTGCCGATGCTCAACAAGCGATGGATACAGAAGTTGGAGTTGATGTTCAAGCTTATAATGCTGGACTAGCTGATATTTCTGGATTAGCAAAAACTGACGGCAATATTATTGTAGGTAATGGATCAAATTGGGTTGCAGAATCAGGTTCTACTGCAAGAACTTCATTAGGTTTAGGCTCTATTGCTACACAAGAGGCATCAAGTGTATCTATTACAGGAGGTTCTATTACAGGTATTACTGACTTAGCTGTTGCAGATGGTGGTACAGGATCATCAAGTTTAACTGCTAACAATGTACTATTAGGTAATGGAACATCAGCATTACAAACAGTTGCTCCAGGTACATCAGGTAATGTATTAACCTCAAACGGTACAACATGGACAAGTGCAGCTGCCGCAACAGGCATTACTACAACAACAGGTGCGGCACCCTATTATGGTACAAGAGCATGGGCTAACTTTGATGGCACGTTGTCAGGAACTATTACTCCCCGTGCAGCAGGTAATATTGCAAGCATTGTTAAAAACTCAACAGGCTCATACACAATTACATTTACAACAGCTATGCCTGATGCTAATTATGCTATTGTTGGTACTTGCGGTGAAAATTCTGCTGAGACAGTTTATCTAAATTCAATCTTTATTGCAGCTGGTGGTCCTTCAGCTAGCCCAGTAAAAACAACTACATCCTTTAATATTCAAACGGTATTCGCTGATGGTGGTAGTGGTTTTGGTAGCCCGCAAGACTATGACGAAGTAGGATTTATTATTATAAGGTAATACTATGGCAAGTACATTAAAAGCTTTAACAACTGGAGTAGGTGGACTTGAATCTACAGGGGATACTTCAGGAGATATAGCTCTTCTTTCTGATTCAACAACGCTTGTCACCGTTAAATCTACTGGCAATGTAGGTATTGGTACAACTACACCTGATGCTGTTTTAAGAGTGCAATCAGATGCAACAGGAACAGACTTTCGTTCACTTTCAACAAAAGCTGGTATTGCTTTAAATTTTTCTGGTACGGGAATAAGTTATTATGATTCAGACACTACTGTATTTAGAAAAAGTACTAGTGGTAGTAGTACAGAACTTATGCGTATTACATCTACTGGCAATTTAGGTATCGGTACAAATAATCCTAGTGAAAAATTAGATGTAAATGGTAATATAAGTATTGCTGGACAAGGTTATTCCCCAACATTAACACTAACTGATGGTGCAACGATTAATTGGGATACAGATAGTGGTCAAGTGGCTACAGTTACATTAGGTGGTAATAGAACATTTGCAGCACCTACTAATTTAGTGAATGGTGGATTTTATGCATTGCAAATAGTACAAGATGCAACAGGGTCAAGAACATTATCATGGAATGCAATATTTAAATTTACAGGAGCAACAGCACCTACATTAACTACCACTGCTAATGCTAGAGATTTTTTAGTATTTAGAAGTGATGGTACAAACTTGTATGAACAAGGTCGTAGTTTGGGAGTTGGCTAATGTTTGTTCTAGGTTCAAATGCTGCTTCTACTGCACAATACAATATTGAGCAAAGTTTACGATTTCGTTCAAGTGCAAGTCCTTATTTACAACATACACCTTCGTCAAATGGAAGCAGATATACAAGCACAATATCTTGCTGGGTAAAACTTGCTGATGCTCGTAATGATAATTACCATTACATTTTTGAGCAAGGCGGTGATGTTAATAACAGAGTGTTTTTGCTAACATGGGAAAAAGGCACAGCTTACCCTGAAAAAATGATGTGGGGTATGACTGTGTCTGGAACTGCTTATTATATTTTTACAAATAAACAATTTCGTGACCCAACTGCTTGGTATCATGTTGTAGCTGTATTAGATACAACTAATGCAACAACGGCAGATAGATTACGCTTATATATTAATGGTGAAAGACAAACTGATTTAGCATTTGATAATACTTCATCTATACCAACAAACCCACTTACACGAATGAATACTAATTGGATAAGAAGGATAGGTAATCAAAGTTATGCAGATGCAAATCAAATGGAAGGATATATTGCTGACTTTCAAATTATTGATGGACAAGCACTAACAGCAGATGATTTTGGTGAATATGATGAAACTTATAATACATGGCGACCAAAAAAATACACAGGTTCTTATGGAACAAATGGTATACATTTAGATTTTGCAGATAACACATCAACAACAACAATAGGATATGATGTATCAGGAAATGGTCATAACTTTACATCAAGTGGTATTTCTTTAACATCAGGTTACACTTATGACTGGGTGAAAGATGTGCCTTTACCTGTTGATGAAGATACAGGTAATTTTTTTACTATGCACCCATTATGGAAATCTAGCAACTCAACAACTACTGATGGTAATTTAAGGGCGCAATCTACAGGTGGTGTTAATCATACTCAATTAGCTAGTCATACTTGGCAACAAGGTAAATGGTATATTGAAATATATGTTGTGAATGGCTCTGATTCAGATATGATTGGCATACAAAGATATATTGAGTTTACAGGTAGTTACACTAATAGCTATAGGTTAGATACAGCTAGCCAATATGGTGCAGGGCTATACAGAAACGGTGAAGTATATACTTCAACAGGTGCAACTGCCTGCACAGCATCATTTACAACTGGTGATACAGTTATGATGGCGATTGATATTACAGGTGATAAAGTATGGTGGGGTGTAAACGGAACTTGGGGCAATTTGGGTGGTGCAGGTGTAGGTGACCCAGCTAATGGCACTAACCCACACTTTACTAATATTGTGTCTGAATACGATGGCAATATGTTTGGAATATCAGATGGTTCGTCAGGCAGTAATTATGATTTAGCTATAAACTTTGGACAACAACCATATACTTATACACCGCCATCAGGATTTAAAAAGTGTAACTCATTTAATGTTGAAGATAGCAGAAACGGAACAAACACTAGCGAGATACTATCTGGGAAAAATACTTTTGATATTAAGACTTGGACAGGTAATGGAACAAGCCAAGATATTACAGGATTAAGTTTTCAACCTGATTTAGTTTTTATTAAAAATTTAGGTGTTTCAAGATATTGGCGAGTTCAAGATTCAGTGCGTGGTGCAACTGGCACAGATACGATGTTATACACAAATAGTAATAGTAATGCAGCTAATTATAGTACTGCAATTACTTCATTTAATAGCGATGGTGTTTCATTAGGAAATGAGGTTGGTGTTAATGAAAGTGGTCAAAATTTTGTAGGATACTTTTGGAAAGCAGGGGAAGGCACTACATCATCTAATACAGATGGCACAATTACATCTACAGTATCTACTTGTGATGATAATACAGGCGTGAGTATTTCTAAATACATAGGTAATGGTACAGCAGGAGCAACATTTGGACATGGTTTAAATAGTACATATAGTTATCCACCGATTAGCTTTATTAAAGACCTTGATGCCTCTGTAAATTGGGCAATACAACATAGAAATGCAACAAGCTCATATTATATTCCAATGCCATTAGGTCAAAGAACAAATGATTCTACTGTATGGAATGGTCTTAATTCTACTGCAACAGTAATGAGATTAGGAACTAGCAGTTTAACAAATACAAATACAAATAATTATATTGGTTATCATTGGTCTTTTGATGGTATAAAAACATATTACTATCGTGGTTCAGGAACTGACAATGGACAAACATTTGTTCCATGTAATTTTAAACCAGCAATGGTATGGATAAAGCCTAGAGATAATACTACACAATGGTATGTATGGGATAATGGTCAAAACACCAATAACCCTAGAAACACATTCCATTATTTAGATTTAACAAATACACCAAATACTAGTGGAGCAGATATAGATTTTCTATCTAATGGTTTTGTTATTAAAAACACAGCAGCAGATGATAATACAGATGGCACAATTTATTTATTTGTTGCATTTAAAGACACTCACGCAAAATACGCATTGGCAGGATAAATTATGGCATATAAACTAAATAATAAAGTAATCAACGGTTCATTTACTCACAATGGTAACCAATATCCTAGCAACTGGTTAGCATTATCAACACAAGCAGAAAAAGATGCTATTGGTATTGTTTGGGAAAATGAGGTAGATAGGGAAGATGATTTCTATTACTACAATGGTGATATAAATACACCTAAACCTTTAGATGATGTAAACCAAACAGATGAAGATGGTAATCAACTATATGAGCCTGATGGCGTAACACCAGTAGTAAATAAAGGTTTAAAAACACAATGTACCTTAATTGTACAAAGTATAGCAAACACACGACTAAATAAAACTGATTGGTATATTACTAGAAAAACAGAAAAAGATATTGCAATACCCACAGAGATTACAACTGAGCGAGATAATATTAGAACTGAGTGTGATCGACTAGAAGCTGCTATATCGAATGCTACTGACGTTAGTGGTATAATATCGGCAATGGACTCACAGAACTGGGAATAAGAATATGGCATCTATAAAAATAGCAGGCGATACATCTGGTGAAATAACAATATCAGCGCCAGCAGTTGCAGGAACTAATACGCTAACTATACCTGCATCTACAGGCAATTTATTAGTTAATGATGGCACAGGTGCAATAACAGTTCCTAGTGGCACAACAGCACAAAGACCTAGTAGTCCATCTCAAGGTGATATTCGCTACAATACAACAGAGTCAGAATTTGAAATATATAATGGTTCAGCATGGGATAAAATCACATCAGGTTCTTATCCATACACAATAGATTATCTTATTATTGCTGGCGGTGGCGGTGGCAATCATGATTCTTCAGGTGGTGGTGGAGCAGGTGGCTATCGTAATAGTTATAACTCTGAATCATCAGGCGGAGGTGCTGCTGCTGAAACATCAATAACTACACAAGGTGGTGTAGTTTATACTGTAACAGTTGGTGCAGGTGGTGCATATGGTGCTAGTGGTTCTAATTCATCTCTAGCTTCATCTGAAATAACAACAAAAACATCTACTGGTGGGGGTCGTGCTGGTGGTAATGTTGTTAGTTATGATGGTGCTTCTGGTGGTTCAGGCGGTGGAGCAGGAGGTGGTAATACTGGCGCTACTTATGGTGCTGGAACATCAGGTCAAGGTTATCGTGGAGGCAATCAGCCAGGAGGTTCACCATACACAGGCGGTGGTGGCGGAGGTGCTGGTGCAGTAGGTGCAGACGGAACTGGCTCATCAGGAGGTAATGGTGGTGTAGGTGTTGCATCTACTATTACAGGTTCATCTGTTTATCGTGCAGGTGGTGGTGGCGGTAATGGTGCTTCCGTTGCAATAGGCACTGGTGGAAATGGAGGTGGTGGCGATGGTGGTAATACTGCAGATAACTCACAATCTGAAAACGGAACAGTAAATACTGGCGGTGGAGCAGGTGGTGGTAATTCTACTTATCAAAGGTCAGGTGGTTCTGGCATAGTGATATTGCGTATGCCCACTGCATCTTACACAGGAACTACAACTGGTAGTCCAACTGTAACCACAGACGGAACAGATACAATATTACAATTTACAAGTTCAGGTTCTTATACATCTTAAAAGGAAATATATATGGCACATTATGCAAAAGTAACAGATGGTATCGTAACAAAAGTTATAGTCGCAGAAGCAGACTTTTTTGATAATTTTGTTGATGATAGTCCAGGAACGTGGATACAAACATCTTATAATACACATGGCGGTGTTCATGCTTTAGGTGGCACACCATTAAGAAAGAATTTTGCAGGTGTAGGTTTTACTTACGATGCAAATAAAGATGCTTTTATCCCACCACAACCATATGCTTCATGGACATTAAATGATACTACTTGCTTATGGGAAGCACCATTACCATATCCAACAGATGGTTCATTATATAATTGGGACGAAGATGCTTATCAAGCAGACAATACAACAGGGTGGGTTGAGGTAACTGAATAATGGCATCCACTATTGACGGAACTACAGGTATAGACAAAATACAGGATAATGCAACTGTATCTGGTACAGGTGGTTTTACAATTCCGTCAGGCACTACAGCTCAACGACCAGGAAGTCCCTCTACAGGTGTATTACGATATAACACCACAGAATCTAGCTATGAAACTTATGATGGTACTGAATGGATAAAAATAGATACACAAAGTTATCCATATGCTGCTGACTTTTTAGTATTAGCAGGCGGTGGTGGATCATCAAGAACAGATTACTTTGGTGGCGGAGGTGGTGGTGGAGGACTACGCACATCTTATGGAGCTACATCTGGTGGAGGTGCTTCAGCAGAATCACAAATTAGTTTAGTTCCTGATACTACATACACTATAACTGTAGGTGCAGGGGGAGCAGGAGCAGGTGAAACTTATGCGTTAGGAGTAAATGGTAGTAATTCATCTATTACTGGAGGAGCGGCTACTTCTATTACATCATTAGGTGGTGGAGGCGGTAATGTAAACAATACTGGACTTCCAGGTCTTTCAGGTGGCTGTGGTGGAGGTGGTTCAGGTGATTATTTAACTTCTGATATTGATGTAGCCACTCCTGGTGCTGGAACATCTGGACAAGGTTATGCTGGAGGTTATGGTGATACTGCTAATGCTAATGGATATGCAGGTGGTGGCGGAGGCGGAACAGCATCTGTTGGTGTAAATACTGTTAATGGAAGCGGAACAGGTGGAAATGGTGGTAATGCTTTGTCAGTATCTATTACAGGTTCAGCAGTTTATTATGGAGCAGGTGGTGGTGCTGGTGGTGGTTATTATGGAACAGGAATAGAAGGAACAGGTGGAACAGGTTGGTCATCTTCTGCAAATACAGGAAGTGGTGGCTCTGCTCATTCAACACCAACTAATACTAATGGAAAATCAGGTGTAGTTATATTAAGAGTTCCTACTGCTAAATACTCTGGCACAACCACAGGCAGTCCAACAGTCACCACAAGTGGTTCAGATACAATAATGAAATTTACATCTTCAGGAACTTACACAGCATAATGACAGTTACCGTAACAGAAAATGGTATTAGCTTAATACAGGACAACGTCACCGTAGGTGGCGGCACTGGCACTGGTGGTGTTAAGATACCTGCAGGCACAACTGCTGAAAGACCTGGAAGTCCAACAGCAGGAACAGTCCGATACAATACTACTGAATCTAGTTATGAAACTTATGATGGTTCTGAATGG